GACAAGCCATTCACCGCTTGCCACGTCTGCCGGAGTCTCAGTGATTGCTCCCGCCGTGGGCGAAAGGTAAATCACATTTGCAACCGTCATCGTGCATCCCGGCGTGAGCGAACTATCGCCGCTCACAAAGAAAAACGGTTGCCCCGGCCCTGCGCCGCCGAGCGCCATTCCAGCAGGAACTTTGACGGCGCTGACGTTCGCGTCGGCGAGCTTGTAGGTGTTAGTCGCCGAGTCGAGTGATACCATGTTACCGGCAACAATGGTGACGCCGGAAGCGGCGATGCCGGTGCCAATGACGCCGTTGACGGAGCGGAGAACTGAAGCGGGAGTTTGTGAGAGTGCAGCCATTTTAGTAAGTAGGAAAAGGAAAGACGCCGCGCCGCAATGAAACAGCGCGGCGTCTTAGGTTGATTGTGCGTGGGTTAGAAGCGAAGCGTGTAGGTGATGGACGTTGCCGTGAGCGTGTCCGTCGCGCCGCACGTCTGCGAAAACGCGATGTAGCGGCGGGTGTTGGGAGGCAGGCGGAAGCGGCAAAGAACCGCGACGCTGCCGGTGCTAACAACGCCGAGAACCTTCACCTGCGTCATCGGGACAACCTCAGCAAAGCTGGAATTGTCGGCGCTGTCGTGGAGCGTGATCGTCGTGTTGTTCGCGGTGACGTGAAGCGCCATTGCTGGCACGCTGATTTCGACTTCCAACTCTTCCGGCTTGAACCCGACATTGCCGAGGTCAAATGAGTCAGAGACATTGGTTGCCGATGCGGCGGGGAGCGCCTTAGACGTGGTAAAAACCGCGTCTTGAATATTACGTCCGAATTCGTTAGCCATGATGGTGTGTTAGTTAGTGGTTTAGGTTAAGCGATTGCTTCGGTGCTCAGGATGGAGTCCGTGCAGATAATCGGGATGCCGTCATAGCTGTCGGGAATCGGCGCGAGCAGTTCCTGATTCGGGCGGGTCGTGCCCTGTCCGAACAGAGTAACCGTGCGCGACGCCTGCAACTGCTGGCGCGAGCGGCGATTCATGAAGAAGTGCGTCGGCTTCACGCCAATCGGGAACTTCTGGATGAGCTGCGAAAGCAGCGAGTCGGTGAGCGTCTTTCCGCTCTGCGCGGTCAGATTCTTAATCTGGCCAACTGCGAACTTGGAATAGAACGCCGCGCCCACCCAGCCTTCCAACGAGTTTTTCCACGCGGTCAGTTCCTTGGAGCTGCGCGTGATGGTCTGCTTGCGCCATTCGCCGACTTCGAGCACGGTGTTCTTGCCGAAGATAAGCTCGAAGAACTTAGGCATCGCGCAGATAGCCCACACGGAGCTTCCGGTGTCAGCCGTGTTGCCTGTGGCGTCGAGCACAAGGTCGGAATCCACGACTTCCTTCGCGCCGGGGAATCCCTTGGCGTCGCCGTTCGTGCCGCGTCCATACCAGACTTGCGGCCCGATGTCGAGCATGTAGCCGCGCGCCGCGCCGTCCGCTTCCATAGCAAGGGCGTGCTCAGGGCCATTCTCGTCGGCGCTGGCGATAGCAGCGTCCATTTCGAGTTGCAGGTCGTAGTAGAACGTCTCATGCGTCCTGTTGAGGTAGGTGCTTTTAACCGGCTCAACGCCTTCGTTTGCGGAGCGGAAGGCGCCGGAAGGATAAGCGGTGCGGACGAGCGACTTAAAGGACGTGCCGGAAACTTGACGCGCGGGAAGGATTGCGGCTTCCGGTGCGGCGTTCAAGTTTTCCTCGATAAGTCCAACGGTCTGGTCTGAGCCGTTGACCTTCGCGAGGTCGAGCATGGTGAGGTAGGAATATGCCATTTTTGTGGGTGGTTAGTTTTTCTGTTTTTCGAGTTGTGCGGTGATTGCTGCTTTGACTTTCTGCATACCGAAAAGCGCGGTTTCGGCCTTGGATTTTTCAGCGGGAATTTTGACGCTTCCGAGTTCCGCGATGATTTGCGCCTTGGCTTCGATGAGCAAATCAGCCTTGGATTTCTCCTGCGCCTTAGTGAAGTCGGCAAGCTGCGCGGTAAGGCGAGCCTCAAACTTCTTTTCCAGCGCGGCCATAGCTGCGACGGCTCCGGCGTCATCGTTCGGAGTTTCCACGACTTCCGTGACTTCGGTTTCATCTTCGGGCTTGTCAGCCTTTTCGATGGATTTGAGCATCGCCTTGACTGCGGCGAGCGTGTGCGGGTCGGCCTGACAAGCCGTGCTCAACTTAGAGAGCAGGTCGTCAACATTAGGTGTGGTGGTTTCGTCCATAGGTGAGGTTATTAAATCGGCTGCGAGAAGTGCAGTGACGCCCGCGCCTTTTTCCACAAGGTCGGCGGCTTGGAAATCCTGCGGGATGCAAAGCGGGTCATCGGGAAGGAACGAATAAACCGCCGAGAGCATGAAGTTCTCAGGGTCATGTTCCGCGTGCCAAAGCGCCGTCTCGCGAGTTGCGCCGGGAGCAAGATGCAAATCAGCGCGGAGGTTTTTGGAATCGTCGCGGTAAAATCCCTTTAGCGCGCCAGCCTTCGTCACAAGCCCGTCCTGTTCTTTGGACGTGTGAGAGTGCGTCATGTGAACCGGGATGCTGCGATTGCCCGCGTGGTTCATCAAGGCGGCAAGGTGGGCATCGTCGAGCGTTACAGCCCTATGCGTTTTTGTTCCGTCGTCCCTGCGGGCGGAAAACTGCGCCAGCTTGCCAAGCTCCATCACATACACGCCGCGAATGATGCCAGCGGCACGGTCATCCGCCGTGATTTCCGGTTTGCGAAAAGTTGCTTGAAAGGTTGCGAGCACAGCGCATGTCTAGCGCGGCCATGCTATCACGTAAAGCGGCGACGCTTAACGCGTTATCTTTTCGCGGGGAGTGCCGAGAGAAACGCCACCGCGCGCTGCACTAGACTTGCGCTTTGCCTGCGCCCGTTTTCCACGTAGGATAGATGCACTGGATGAACTCCTAGCTCCCCGGCTAGCTCCTTTGCGCGCACGTCTCGCGATGCGCGGAGCCTTGCAATCTGCGTGTGCGGGATAGGCTTCATTTCGGGGCGATGCTGGTTAGGGCGTGGATCATGCTGATTGTTTGTCTGGAATTGATTCAGCGTGCGCGACGTGTGAAATTGGAACCGTGAATTTGATGGCGTATCCGCCTCCGTCTTTATATGCGCGCCAACCTTTTTCCTGCATGGCTTCTTTGTTTTCAGTCCAATCATTCCAAAACTCTTGATTGGGCCTTCCCTCGAAATTGAATCCACCTGTTGAATAAGCGCCGCCTACATCTTGTCGTGGTTCTGTTTTTTCTAAACCGTAAGTTTTGCCGTATGTCCCGCTTTTGAAAAGATCGGATGCTATTGCTTTTTGGCTCGTATCTTTTGGAGCCGATGATGCTCCGTCTCGGATTTGCTTCGCGGCGTCCAATACTTTTTTTGCCTGTTCGGGCTTCAATACGAAATTTCCCTTCGGTAATCCTGTCTGCTGTTGCACTAATCGTTTTGCTGTTTCGGTATCGAGCGCATAATTTTTCTTTAGGTGTCTAGCCATTGTTCCGGTATCTGGAATTGATTCGTGTTCCATTTTCTCCCGGACATTCCCGCCATTCTGGCTTGGGCTTGCGGCTTCCTTCTTCGCAGGCGCATCCTCTTTCTTCGCTCCGCCCCCGCCACTCCCAAACTTGCCATCATCCGCGCGGGGGTGTTTCGATTCGTCGAAGTCAGCTAGCTTCGCAACGTATTCCGTGCGCTTCCGCGCCGCTTCATGCTGCGGCGAATCTTGCCCGTGCTCATCGGCGGCAATGTCCTCCCCGCGCAGCGCGTGCTGGATGGTTTTCGTGTGCATCTTCGTCTCCGCAATCTTCGCGCCGAGTTCGTTCACGGTCTTTTTCAAGTCGTCATTTGCCGTGCCGGTGCCCGCCTTTAGCTGTTCCACAAGCTGCGAGTGCAATTCCGAGACGCGCGCATTTGTGTCCGCGAGCTTCTTTGCGCCTTCCGCATTTTTCGCGCGCAATGATTCCAGCTTTTTCCGCATGTCGTGCGTTTTCTTTTCGCCCTTGGACATTTGCGAGACTGGCTTTTGCTTTCCGTCCGCGCCCTCGCCCATCTCTTCAGCCTTTCCGCCTCCACCGCCGCCCTCGCCAAACTTGCCATCATCGGCGCGAGGGTGTTTCGATTCGTCAAACGCCAGTGCCGCCGTAGCGTTCGCAGGAGCCTCGCCTTGCGGTTTGTTTGCATCGGGCGCGGGTTCCGGTTGCTGCGCTGGGTTTGCCGTGTCCTGCGCGATGTTCAGGTCTGCCACGGTGGGCTTGTATCCGCGCCGCACAAGCTCCCGGTTCGCATCCTGCGTTGCCATTTCGATGGCGATGGCTTCCTGCGTGCCGCGCGCAAGCACGTCCTCGAACGTGCCGTCGCCATTCTTGGCGATGATTGCCGTGCGCGTCGTGAGGCCCGCGCGCATCGCTTCCACGTCGCTCTTGTCGTCCCTAAAGGCATCTGCCGTTGGCAGCGAAGGCCAGTGCCAATGCCCGTTGAGCACGCCAGCGCGGGCTGGGAGTTTTTTGCGCGCGATGCCGTCCATCAAAAACAGATAGGCCATTTTCTCCAAGCGCGGAAGATACACGTCATTGCGGAGTCGCATGATTTCCCGCCCTGCGCGGGACATATCGAAGCGCGTAGGAGCGCCGCCGCCATCGCGCGCGGAAATCAAAAACGCCTTCGGGAATCCAAGCGAGAGGCATGTACGTTCGTCGGAGTAGTCAAGCCCCTGCAAAAGCGCGGGGCCGGGTGCTTCCGACTTCATAAACTGATAGCTGTCGCCGTCGCTGAATTGGTATTTCACCACTGCACCGTCTGCCATCTTTTCCGTGTAGGTGATGGTGCCGTCTGAGTTCGTGGTCGTCTCGTAGTCCAGCGGGTCAGGCGAGCCGCTGGCGTTGCTGGCGATGGCTGCGATCTTCGATTGAATCGCCATGCTGTCCATCCCGCTTTGCCAGATTTTATTTCGCTTCTGGATGCTCTGGATTGCAGGCGCAAACTTGCTCACGCCGCGATGCCCGTCGAACAGATTGTCCTGAAAATAAATGACGTTGCACGCCGGGACGATTTGCGGGTTGAGGTAGGTCTGATTGTATCCGCGCTCGTAAATCTTGAACGCTTCGTTCATCCCATTCGGCGATAGGAAAATTCCGGCAATGTAGCGCACACTCGGCGCGGGCGGCTGCACGAATGCCTCGGCACCGTAGCTGGCAGGATTTACGAAACGGTAAAGCTCACCGATTTGATCGGCGCATCGAACGATGAAGCGAAGCTGCGTTTCGTCGTCATACCGCTCCAGAATGGAGTCGCCGCGAACCGGCATTTCAACGTGGGCTGCGCACGAAAAAGCGGAAAGCGCGGACTGGTTAATGCCGCCGCGCTTCATCACTTCGCGCATGTATTGGTTCACTTCGCTGTCGAGCGCCGGGTCGCCGGTCTGCGCAAGGTAGCCAATCGGCTGGCAGTATTGTTTGAGGGAATAGCAAACGGAAACCCAGTCCGAGTTTTTCACTAAGTCCTCGGCCTGCCACATGAGTGTGACGCGCTGCTGTTGCGCGTATGCCGAGTTTGGATTAGTGCCGATGCGATTCGACATCATCCGCGTCTTGTCGGGCATCGCGCCGTCATAGCTCGCCATCGAAGCGAGCGCAAGTCCGCTGCGCTTTGACCGTTCAAGGGTTGCCGTGTCGCGTTTCTGGTATCGGTTGCGCTTGCTCATTTGTATCCGGTCAAATCCATGTTCACTTTTTTCGTCGTCATAATGCCCGCCCGAAAATCCATTTCAGCGTTGATTTCGTGCAGCCTCAACTTGGCCTCCGTGACGGCCTTCGTGCCGCTCTTCGCGCCTCCGCCAAGAGACTGCCAGCACTCCTCCAGTTCCTTCTTGGCCGTCGCGAACGCAGCCGCCAAATCCGGCGTGGAATAATGGCGGTAAAGGCGTTGCGGAGATGGCATGGTTTGCCGTGTATTTACACGGGCGCGGGAGGCGTGTCAATCTCGGATTGTTTGCCGAGAGGGAAGAAGCCGCTGCGAATCGCAATGACGAGCGCCATCACTTCGAGATCCCAATAATGATCCTCGCGGATTTTCTTCCACACGATTTTCTTCACCGTCGCCGTTTTCTTATCCGGCTCGATCAACGGCATGAAACCCGGCATGTTTTTCACGTAGCACTCCGGCATGTCATGCGCGATGCCGAAATAGCGGCCCGAAGTGCCCGTAATGAGCGCGTAGAGGTATCCGTAAAGCTCTGGATTGTGCGACGTGATGCAATACGCCCATCCATCCGGCAAACGCCCCGCCTTGACCTTTCGCGCGCTTTTTGGCAGTGCCTCGCCGACAACGCCGGATTGCGGCTCCGGCTGCGAATACGGCATTGGATGGGTGACGCTCATCGCGTCCGCGCCGATGCCCTGCTTGATTGCGTGGAACTGCTGGAGGTCGCTCCCCTTGAACGCATACCATCCGAATTGCCCGCACTCCCGAAACGTGCGGCGGGGTTCGTGCCCGCTGTCAATTATGACGTGCGAATTTTTGCCCGGCTTGCCTTCGCTCACGCCAAACTCCGCCGCCATTTCGTGAAGCTGCGCCGCCGTGTCAATTCGCCGGTAGCACACGCGCCGGGAGTTGCCCTGCCTGTCCCATTCCGTCACAAGCGCGTGCCGGTGCGCGGGCTCGCCTGCCTTGCCCGCCTGCGGGTCGCAGGATAGGACACGCAATGTCTCACCCCCCGGCTGCCACACGTCGCCGAGCCGGTAGTCACGATTGCCTTTCGCGTCGCCGAAATCTGGCAGGCGCGGCACATAGATTTTGCAGAGACGTTTTTTCTCGAAATCCTCCCACGGCTTCAAATTGCCGAGCTTTGCGGCATCCATCGCGCTGTTGCTTTCGATGAGCATTTCCCGCCATGAAATCCAATGCGCGGCAAAGACACTCCAGCGGAAGCTGCGCGTCTCTGGCGGTGCCGTTGGATTCTGCGCGACGTAATCGCCATCGCGGTTGAGCGCGTAGCGGTCGCGCGCGGTGTCGTTTGAAATATGGTCGCAATGTGGACACATAAAAACGACGCTATCGCGCATCGAATCAAAACCAAAAACTTTCACGCCGTTGTAATGTTTCCCGGAATCTTCGCCCCATAGCGGCCACACTAGCCGCTCGCATTTCGGGCAGCGGAAGTTCCATTCGTCCTGTTGCCCGGCAAGGTAGAACGTCGCAACCTCGCGGCCTTCATCCGGTGCGGTCGTGATATGCGTGCCCTGCCTATCCCATCGCCCGCCCATGCGTTTCTCAAATTCGATGAGCCGTCCGTCAGGATAGCTTTCCAGATGGCTCTCATCGGTCTGGCAGTAACGCACCTGCACGGACTGCGCGGATGATATGCCGGGGCCAGTGATTTGCAGGAACTTCGTGCGGAAAAGCACAAGGTCATTGGTCATCGCGTATTTGTCGCGAGATAGCAGCCGCATGGCGTCGGGGTTGCTCCTAATCCATTCCTTCCCGCGCGTCTTTGCCCACGTCGCCGCGTCGTCATCGGTCTGGCAGACAATCATCTGGTCGCCCACGTCGCACACGATGCGCTTCAGATTGATAATTTGCCCGGCAACGGTGCCCATGCAGGACGACGCCTTAAAAATGACTAACCGCTTGCATGAAATATCATCCGCCGCCTCAAACGGGGCGCGGAGAAATGGATAAAACTCATCACGAAACGGCCCCGTGATTGGCGAGGATTTGTCAAACCGGACGTGCGCGCGGGCGAAGTCGAGCGTTTTCATGCGATTAAATTTGCGCGCCGATGTTCAAAACATTCCCGTCCGCTGTATTGAGTCGGGAATGCTCGCGTTAACTTGTTGAGCTTTGCACAATGGCCTTCGAAGTATTTCCCCGCGCCAAGGTGCAGCGTGCCGCCTTTCGGAAAAAGAGCAGGGATTTTGTCCACAATCGCCCCCCGCTTGAAGTGCCCACAGTCATTGCAATCCGCGTCAATCGTCTGCATTTCGATGATGTCCTGCGGTGTCAATTTCGCGTCAAATGCGTGCCACTCTTTGGCCTCGTCCGCTGTCATTTCGCGTGGCTGCTGCGTGCTCCAATACCTTTTCATGCGGTCAACCATTTCGGCAACACGCCGTCTGCCTTCGCGCTCGCCACGGCCCCGTCCTTCGCGGCCCGCCAGTTGTCAGCGGATGCGCGGTGAAAAGCCTCTGGCGAGTCGCACAGTGCGGCGGAT